TCTCTCTTCGCCTACATCCACCCGTCACAAAAATCCAATCCTTAAATCTCCAATCCCTCACCGTGAGAAACCGTGGTTTCCCATCGACGAAGGTTACTGGTACTGCGATCGCCTTGTACTTTTTCATCGCGCATTCGCAAGTTATAATAAGAATACAAGTTTATTCCTTGGATTTTACATCTTCCACTTTTTCGGGTTCTACCACAGGTTCTGCCACGGGTTCGGGTGGGGTGGGGGCACTGATATGTCGAACGACTTGCGCTGAAAAGGTTTTGAAACTGTTCATCTCCTCCTTCGTTTTATTGAGTTCTCTGAACAGAAAGATAATTCCGAGGGCACACACGATAGTGCCAATCATCATAACGGTCTCACGATTAACGGGAATCATTTATACTGTAATGTCTCACTTTCTTTTTAAGCAATTGCACCCATATGAGCTTTCCCTGGAGTGGGACACTCATACGGGGACTGTGCGAACTGGACGGCTTCGTAATGCGCATTTTCACACGATTTTTGGGTTGGTGGTGTAGGCTGACCAACAAACTTTTCGAGTGTCCTGGATTTAGGATCGTACGTCAATACAAAAACGATGGCGAGAAGGAAAATAAGTTTCCACATGGTTTATTAATTAGTTAGAATATAAAAGACCACCCATACCGTTTTCGATACGGAGAACGTTGTAGTTCACGGCGTAGATATCATCCGCCGAGTTGAGCTTGTCGTTAATGATACGAGCCGAGTCAAGGCGGGAGAAGTTCAAGGTACCGGTAGGCTGAAGCTTACCAGTCTCGAGGCAGAAAGGGTACGTGAAGAGGTTAGCACCCGGGGTGGAGCTCCCGTGGGAGGTGTGGTAATACAGAGGAACCGCGGTGAAGTTGGGGCTCGCGAACTTGTAGTCGGCCACATCGGTACCGTTGATCTGGAGCTTGAGCTTGTTCGTGGCACCGAGCATGGTAACACCCGAAGCGTTCGCGGCTGCCAGGTACTTGATGGGGTGGTTGAAGTTGAGTTCTTGAATCTTGGAACCCGAGGAAACCGCCTTCTGAACTTGTGTGATGAGCATGTTCTGGGGAGACCCCGCGAACAGTTCCCGCTCCTGAGTATCGAGGTACGCGTAGTTGGCATAGACTTCCCACTTGTACTCCGTGGCGTTGGAACCCCACGTGATACGAAGCTCAACATCGTGGTACTGGAGGGAGATGAGGGGGAGCGCGGTCTGCCAGTTCTCGCAAAAGGCGAACCGGAGAGGGTAGAATTGCTCGGAAGCCGAACCAGTGTAGAGACCACTAGACACCGACTTGGCGGAAGAGGTCGCCGAAAGGGTAGGGGCGATGAGGGTGGAGTAGATGGAGTCCTGGTCATCAATCACCTGACCCCCGACGAGGAGTTCCACTTTGGAGATGGCAGTGGTCCAATCGGGAACGACGTTCGATTGGGTACCATCAGACTTGATGGGCATGAGATAGACATAGTTGAGCATGTCCCCCTTGCGCTCGAATCGGATGGTGGACATACCATCGTTCGAGACGTTGCCCTGAATGACCTGACGCTCGACAGTTTGGGAAAAGTTCGTGTGACGCTTGTACGTCGACCTGAAAAAGCTCACTTCGGGCTGACCGACGAGGTGGGCATCCTGGGCTCCGACGGCTACGAGTTGGGCAATACCACCAGACATTTTATAATATAGTGAGACTTTATTTTTAAGCTCGGGGGAAAGTCTGAAAGACTTTCCCCCGTTTAGATACGAGAGAAGTCCTACGGACTTCGATCGGGATGGGGGCGACTTACAAACTGGGTTTCAATTTGGAGGAAATTTACAAATCATCTGTGTAGTTTTGATATGCCTTTTTTACTTCAGTATATATTTGTTCGTGTAAGTTATCCACGTTATCCATTGTGATAACAACACGTATATTTTCGACGGGTTTTTTATTATTAATCCTAGCCTCTTTAGATATATAAACACGTTTGTTTGCTTCGACACCGTAGTTGTAAGACTCTAGACCAGATTTCGAAATTTGTATGTTGTCTATATTCACGTAAAGTCCGGGAGTTACAAACCCATTTTCATTCGTGTACTCTTCTGAAACAATGATTCCCATTTATAATATACATAGATTATTTTTTAAAGTTCAATTGCCCCCCATTTGTAATTAGTAGCATAATTGAAATTGAATTTAAGTACAGCACTAGTATCGGTATAATATGTAATAGATTTCCCCGCGGCCGTACCCTGTGACGAATTTACCAGCTGTATCGCGCCGGGTGAGTATGGAAACAACGATGTGGCACCACTATAACGTCTTTTAAGTACATGCACAAACATACCTGTATTGTCGCCACCGTTGTTCTGGTGGCTGACCATCATTATAACCAAACCGCCACCATTCCCACCATTCATATTAAGTCCTGTGTATACACCCGACGTGGTATAATTACCTGAACCAGATTTAATCACAAGGTTATTGATTTGGGCGTTTCCATTTACATGCAGTTTCTGATTTGGGGTCGTCACCCCGATGCCGACGTTGCCACCAGATTTGATACAGAGTGTTTCAGGATTGCTGCCGAAACTATCACCCCAGTGACCAAATTGTAAAACTCCGGTTGCACTTCCATCACCTTGATTATACCTTATGAGAGACGTTTTGTCTATTGCTGTATCTTCACCGAACATTATATCTGTTGCAGTTCCGCCCCCATAAACATGTAATTTTTTTTTCGGATTCGCCGTCCCGATGCCGACGTTTCCGCTATCAGTTATATGTATGCCATCTATATGCGTACCACCGCCTTGTCTTGTACCTAAAACCATTCCACCAACAACACCACTAACCAAATATGTATCAATGTACCCACCAAGACTCTGATAACCATGCGCGATCTCAAGTTTCTTACCCGGATTGGTCGTCCCGATGCCGACATTCCCCGTACTTCCCTGGATGCGCATATGTTCCGTCGTGCCATCGATACTGGAGAAGGCGATATCTCCCTTGGAATCACCCGTACCGGCTGTTCCCGATTGGATGGTGAAGACCCCCGCGTTGGAGGTGAGCCTGGTGAAGGCACTACCCACGGCTTCTACATTCGAGACCAGTTCCAACCTGGGTAGAAGTCCACCGGTGTTAGAGGGGTCACCGTACACTTCGAGGGTCGGGGCGGCGGAGGATCGAACCACATCGTTTCCTGCGACGAGACTCGTGAGGGCCACGATATTCCTCGAACGTAAGGTGGCGTTCTCGATATCGAGCGTTCCTGATGGTCCGACCTCGATCGGCATTATTACTATAGGGGGAGGTTTTTTTAAACGTCCAAAAGCCAACGGCTTTTGTTTGATACGAGGGAAGTCCTTATCAAATTGGTGTTTTTTTTTCATGTACGAGCAGAGACCTTCGGGACTATGCACTCTCTAGAGCATCGAGTCGCGTGAGAACCGATGAGAGTTGGGTTTCGAGTGCATCGTTTCTTGTCTTCTCAGCTTGAAGTTGGCGGTCTACTTCTTGAAGGGCTGCTGTAGCGACGGTCCAGATCGCATCCTTTTTAAGGAATACGAAATCGTCGACTTGTTGTCCATAGATGAAGAGTTGGTTTCCCATTTCGTCGATCGTTCCAGTCCATTTAGATAAGTCTTCTTCCACGCGAATGGTGCGTGTATCTATTACTTCCACGAGTTTTACTAAATGGTCGGTACCATCTTTAGCATTTACCTTTATAACAGAAGCGTTGCTTTCGAGGCTGGAAGTATCGAAGTTCGTGAAGGTAATCACATTAGAATTGGAAACACTCGCCATCTCATAAATATTTGGAAGGAAGTTCGTAGTCGTCTCGGTTGAATAAGGAAGAGTATTCGCTACTTCCTGTGCTATGAAACCCCAAACAGATTCGTTACCACGCCTGATAGTATCTTTGTAATGATATTTTTTGGGCTTTAACATTCGTAATGTTGTTAGAGCATCACCGTCAGAAATATCAATAATATTTGTTTTAATTCTTTCATCAGATGCGGTTATTGTACCACCGACCGAGCCAATGAGATCCCCAGCAAATATCTTTCCACTCGCCCAGATTGACACGGTAGGGTCGCCATAATAAGCGTTGGCATTGTATGTAAGAGCATAAGTATCATCAAAGGTTCTAGTCGGTAGCCCCCAAATCCGACCATCTACACCGTTTACGTGAAATTTTGCGATAGGATTCTCAGTCCCGATGCCGACGTTGCCGTTACCTGTCATGGTTAGGATTTTATTATAAGCATCCTCATCAGAGTTTAGTGCTAAAAAATTATATACTGGGCTATCCCCGGCGCTCGAACCATACGACGTAAATTGGAATGCTCTATCAGCCGTACTACTACTTTTTTGACCAATTGATGTTTTATAACCACCGGAAGATTCAAATTGTATCGAAGCTGCATTTGTGGAATCTTTTTTCAAGTCTAATAATGCACCCGGATTCGTCGTCCCGATGCCGACGTTGCCGTTAGGTTTTAAACACATAACCTGGTTTATAGTGGGACTGCCAGTCCCATTATAGACCGCCCCCTTGAATCGTAAATCTGGTCCAACAGCGTTAGTGTGTGTTTCTGTCGCGAATATCCCAAGATATCCATGATTACTTCCAGTAAAATCACCCCTAAAATCGAGTAATGTATTTTCTGCGTCAACGTTATTATTAACTGGTTTCACGTGAAAAGGAGCTTGTGGACTCGTCACCCCGATGCCGACTTTATTCCCCACTGAGTCCACGAAGAGGGTGTTCGTATCCACCGCCAAGTTTGAGGAAATGGCAACATCTCCCACAACATCTAGGGCTGACCCTGGGTTGGTCGTCCCAATCCCCACCCTCGAGTTTATAGTATCCACGAAGAGCTCCGCTGTCCCCACCTCCAAGTTCGCGGACACGAAAGCGTTCCCCGTGACCTCAAGAGTCGCTCCTGGTTCGGTCGTCCCCACACCAACCTTGTTTCCTACCGAGTCCACGAAGAGGGTGTTCGTGTCCACCGCGACGTTCCCCGTGGCGTTCACAGCGCCCACCACATCGAGGGCTACTGTCGGTTCGGTTTTCCCTATACCCACCCTGGAATTGACGATATCCACGAAAAGGTCACTGGTGTTAACCGCGAGATTTGAGATGACGTTATCCACCGAAAAGTCCTGGGTATAGACACCCTGGGCGACATGGACGTTCCCCGCGACACCCAAACCACCGTTCGCACCGGTATTCGTACCGACTTGGAGGGCACCCGTATCAAAACTGGTCGATTCCGTACCGTTTCTGACCCGTATGGCGTTTGTGGTGTCCGCTCCCGCAGTCGTGATCGCTTGGAGATCATCTTCGGCGGCGGCGGCGGCGGTGATCCGGAACCCCGAAATGGTGAGGGTACTCCCGATGGTGGCGTTCCCCGTCGCGACGAACCCTTGGGTCGGGTTATCGAATATGATGGTATTAGAGGTGATGTTCCCGACGTTCGAAACGGCTGCGAGATCGTAGGAGGGGAGGATCTCGAGGAATCCCATTTTGATGCCTTCGGTCACGACGTTCCCTTTGACCGTGAGGACATCCGAAGATTCTGTGCTGACGTAGAGGTTTGAGCCGACGGAGAAGGCGTGTTGGGGATTAGTATTCGCGATGGAGATATTGGAAACAGCCTCGAGCCTGGGGGCACGAAGGGTCGCATCCTGGACATCGAGGTACCCGTTAAGACCATCACCGAGCTGAGCCATAGTTATTATACCTTTAGAGTATTTTTAAGTGGAGAATCCGAAGGATTCCCCGGCTTAGATACGGGGAACTTTAGAAACTCTGAGACAGTTTGTAAAGTTTGGTTTCGGGGGTCAGTCGCGAAGCGACTGGAACAATCAACGTAGTTGATTGGGTGGGTTAACCGCAATGGTAGGTACACCCAACAAAGGCTGCCTTGTGAACGGCACTCACTTCATCCGTCTCCACACCATCAGCATCAAGGTATCGAATTTTATAGGCTTTTTCTGTAGCTCCCGATGGGTCGTCTTCCCATTGGATCTGTCCGTGTTCATCGAGGACGTTCACGAGTTCTTGGCGGACTTCTGGTGTGTACCCTTCTTGTTCAGTTTTTGATACTTCTTTGATAATTTCTTGATAGATATCGTCTACAATTCGTCGGCTTTCATCTGCCAAGTTCGAATATTCCTCTTCCGTCACATTCTCATACGTCGTCTTCACCCAATAATTCACATCACCCATTTCCTTTCTGATGATTTGAACGGATTGAGTCACTGGTTCAAAGTCACAATCCATAGTAATCTTGGCGACCGTGTAGTTTGCGAGAAACTCACTGTCTTGTTTTTGACCGTATCCAGCCACGTTGGAGGTTGTGATGTAGTCCCCAGATTCCAGGGACCCGTTGATGTTCGTCACCCAAATGGCACCTTCACCGACGGAGTTGATGAACGCACGCCTGTCCCCCTTTTGTTTTTGAATGACGCTCACAAATGATCCCTGTTTGTATTCCCGTGATTCTGGGTCCTCTACCCCAGAAATAACACCGAAACACGCTTTATCCTTTTCTGTCGTCGAGAGTGACACGAGTGGAAGTGATTGACTGATTTGAATAGCATTCACCCCTGTCATAACGTTCTCATCAACATCATAGTACTTATTCTTGTTCGCCGAAACAACGAGTCCTTCGAAATCTGTATAGTTTGCTGCGGGTATACCATCTATAAAGTTCCTGTGTTGTCCAGTGAAAGTGATTTGTGCAACGTCGCTATCTTCAGATATGTAACCACCGTTAAAACTGGGTCCTCTAATTGATAAGTGACCGCTCACGTCATTATAAATGTTCCATGTACGGCCACCATCACCAACAAGCCGTATTCCATCAGTGAGACCAGTACCACCTTGAGTGATTTGAAATTTCGCACCCGGACTCGCCGTCCCGATGCCGACCCTGCCTAGATAGTTAATACTCAAAGCATTTTCTATATTACTACTACCATTTCTCACACTGAAACCCAAACCAGTTTTTAGACGCCCTACAGTATCATATTGACCACTCCCCGAGGTATTATAGTTCAGTAAATTGATACTACAATGACGCTTACCACCACCGGAGAAAGTACTGAAGTCGAGTAACCTATATAAACTTGGATTAGGACTGGGATTATCAAAGGCGGTGCTGACCATCAATTCCATGACGGGAGTAGTCTTCTCATTATCGAGCTTTGCTACAACGAAGCGTTGATTGGGCGTCGCCGTCCCGATGCCGACGTTGCCGTTACCCCTGATGGTAAGTGCATCAATATTAGCGTTGTTATTAGCGTAATTACCCACGCTGAAAATCATATTGGCAGACTCACCATAGAATGTACCCGAGGGTGGTGCAATTACAGAAGACATTCTGATCTTACCGATGATACCAGTTCCAGTTCCAACTGTACTATCATTCTGTTTGAAAATGATTGATCCAATATCCTGATTCAGATCTAATAGCGTATCGGTATTTTCAAGCATTATTCTCGGGTTGGTAAGATCTTCTACATGTAATTTATAACCCGGATTCGTCGTCCCGATGCCGACGTTGCCGTCATGTGTTATACACATGCGTTCTTGTAAAGGTGTTCCAGCATCGTCATCTTCAGAGTTGGTATAAAAACATAACGCGGTATCTCCACCCAGTGTAGACACAGGTCGGAAACCTATACCCGCTACATCACCTGGTCCCGCGGTACTCGTATCAGGTGTATAAAAAGAAATTAAACCGGATGGTTTTGTAATATCCGTAAACGGACTGGCATTGGTAGCACTTTGTGTATTAGTTATCCTAAAATGAACTGGTGATGAATTATCTAAACCACTCGCACCGGAAATTTCGAGTAATTTATCCGGATTCGTCGTCCCGATGCCGACTTTATTCCCCACTGAGTCCACGAAGAGGGTATTCGTATCCACCGCGACATTTCCCACAACATCTAGGGCTGCACCGAGGGTCACATTCCCCCCCACGTATGCGATATTACTCGTTCCATCGGAGATCCACTTTTCGTTGACAATCTTGAGGTTCTTGAGCGCCCCACCGTCCGTAAAGAAGTTGAGGAACCCACCGGCGGTCGTGCTGTACACGCGGGGTCTGGGCCCACCCGTATCGTTGTGGGTGAAGATGAGGGTCCCGTCGACGGTCACACTGAGGATGGTCCGCTCGAATAGGAGCCGGACCTTCTTGACCCCCGTTCCGGTGACAGTCGAGGCGAGGGTCCCGGATGTGAGAAGCGTTCCGTCGTACCTGAGCTGGACGGCGGTATCGTTGAATGTTAGGTTGTACCCCTGGACGTTGGAGGTGGCCCCTTCGTTATAAAAGTTGAATTCGGAATAGTTCCCTGCTGAGGCGGTGTTACACTCGAACTCACCGGCCCATGCGTTGGGGAGTTTCAGGTCCCAATTTTTGTTTTCGTGGTACGTGTCACCATCGACGAGAAGGATGGTGTTCCTGGCGACCGTGTTCAGAATGGTATCCGCACCGACGACCTCGTTCACCGCCAACTTCCCGACACGCAAGGTAGCATTCGGGATGTTCAAAATACCCTGAGGTGCCTCGATGGACATTTAATATAGGTGGGGAAAAAAGAATTCACCCGCGAACGACGAAGTCGTTCATCACGAGTGAGACTGGGCGACGAACTTTAGAAACTCTGTTCAGTTTGTAAAGTTTGGTTTTTTTTGTTGAGTGACGAAGTGACTCGGTTTACAAGTCTTACAGACTTGGCAAGGTACATTCAACATGTGCCGCCTTATAGTCACCAACATCCTTGATTTCATGGGTAACCGTCTTTGTTTGAGGGGTATAGAACGATTGGAGATTGGAAGTAACGGGTTCAACGACCGTCACCGTATACTCCGCGCGTTGTTCGGGAGTGAGCGAGGCATAGGCCCCGACAAGAATAGAGGTGTTTGAGACTTCATGGAAAAAGGATGTGTATCCGGGAGTCACGACG